CACGTACTCTTCTGTAGTACTTGTTAGTATCGTTAGTTAATGCACCAAGACCTTGGCTAGATACATCACCCTGTGCAAATGGATTAGCAACCATTCCATAACGAGTTTTGAACCCGATTTTTGGTTGGAAGCTATTCTCACCAACAGCACGTACCATTTGTAATGGAACGTATGGGCAATAGAATAAACCAGCGTCAAAAGCGCTTGAACCTTTGTAGCCAACTACTAAGTAGTTTGAGCCAGCAAATGGGTCGATATATACTCTGAATCTTCCGTTAAGAACACCAGCAAAAGTATTACCTGTGTCATCAACTTCTAAAGAGTTAGAGTTAAGAGCAGGAGCGTAGTCGAGTACACCAGCCATTTGTAAAGCAGAAGCAACGTCTGAAGAACAAATAACGATGTTACCTTTCCCTCTACGTGTTCCTTTTGCAATAGCGTTAGCTTCTTGTTCGATTTGGAACATTAAGCCTTTGAACTTCTCTACAGACCATCTACCATTCGCATCAACGTCTAAGTCAAATACGCCTGCGTTTGCAGTGCCAGGAGCACCAACTTCTGCAGTGTTATGGATAGTTCTAACAACTTCACGGTTGATTTCTGTTAAGATTTCAGTTTGAAGAATGTTAGCAAGTTCTGTTTCAGCGTCTAAGCCGTGAACAGCTCTTAGGTCCTGAGCAAGCTCAGTTGTGTATTCAGCTTTTAAAGCTCTTGTCTTCGCAGCCACTGTAACTTTCTCAATTGAGAATGCCATTTCAGCGTATGCGGCACCAACACCATCTCCTAAAGCTTCACCAGCGCCTGTGTCAAGACCTGTACCAGTCGTGATAAGTGCTGTGTTAGCATTTGTCAATGTGTTTGCGTGTGTACCAGTACCAGAGAAGTCTGTATCAGCTTCGTTATAGAAAGCCTCGTCTCCGCTCTGTGAACCGTATCTAGCTCTCATCGCAAAGATAAGACCTGTAGGACCAGTCATAGGCTGGACACCACAGATGTCATAAGCGATTAAGTTAGGTACTGCTCTACGTACTAGTGAAATCAAGATAGGGTCATAACCAGCTGTTGGACCAGCTGCTGCGTTACCTGGAGATACAGTTGCAGAGAAACCACCTGTGCCAGCATCGTTAGTTGGTGCTGCCTCTGAAAGAAGTGATGTCATATTTGCAGACAAGTCACCTGTTTCTGAAAGTGCTCTTTCTGTGTTCTCAAGGATAGTAGCGGTTACTGCCTTCTTGTGTGAGTCAGTAATTGGCGAAAAAGATTCGTGCTCTAGGATAGGGCCCCACTTTTCTACCAATGCTTGATAATTACTCATAGTAATTCTCCCTTTTTTTAGTTAATATTAAATTATTTTAACCAATTTAATTATTCTTATTGCTTTTTATTCTTAGCATTGAATGCTTCAACTAGAGCATTAATAGAAGTGTAATCAGAAGCTGGTTTAGTTACTTCCTGTTCTTCTAGAATAATTTCGTCTTCTTCGACATCCTCTACTTTAGGGGTGGCAATTTTGCCTTCGCTAAAGAAGGATTCCTTGATTACTGAAAGATTTGAAGTATAATCTTCGATGTCTTCCACGTCAAGCTTTTCAGAAAGTACTTTAAAACGCTCTACCTGATTTTCAGATAAGCCGTCTGTCATACTTTCAAATACTTTTTCTGCTTTCATAGCTGAGATAGCAGCTTTAAGCTCAATGTTCTCATTTACGAGACCATTACTACCTTCTTCTAATTCAGCAACTTGTTTCTCTAAACTGTCAACTACATCAAAAGTGTCTTCGTCAATCTCGATGTTGTGCTCGTTGAATAGGTCTTTAAGACCACCGAGTAAAGATTCAGCCATTTCAACTTTAATTCCAGCTTCAACAGCAATCTTGTTCTCTTCCATCCACTCACTAACAACGTAGTCAAGATACTTGTCTACATTTTCGACAACGTCTTTCATACGATTTTCGATAGCTTCTGATAATTCAGTTTCTAACTTTTCTTCTAGCTCTTCTTTTAAAGACTCAGTCTTTGTTGCAACTTCTTCGTTAACAGCTGCTTCGAATACTAGCTTAATATTGTTCTTAAATTCATCTGAAAGCTCAGTACCTTCGAAGATGGATTCGATTGTAGATTCAACCTCTACAACTTCTTCTACAACTTCGTCTGTTTCAGTAGTTTCTACTTCTTCAGCAGTTGGTACTTTCTCACCGGCTTTTTCTTGGCCAGGAGTCTTTACATCTGATTTTTTAGCTGCGACTTCGCCTTTTTTGCCTTTCATTCTGGTATCATCACCACCTTCAGGCTTTACAGGCTGAGGTACTTCTGAGTAACCGTCATCAGCAACGAATTTTTTCTTGTCGTCTGCCATAATTTTCTCCTTTTAATACTTGTTTAAATACAAATTAAATCTGATAGTAATATTTATTACTTTATTTATTTCCCAAAGAACGAACAAATGTTTCAAACATTCTTGTTGCCGTTGCTTCGTCAATTGTTCGCACTACACGATTAACTTTTTTCTCTACTTCTTCAACAATTTCTTCGATGACTTCAGCTACTTCCTGAGGCCTCCAAGATGAAGATGCAATATCGTAATAATACTCTCTGTTCTCCATAATGCCATTCACAAACGCATTAGGAGCTGATGGGTCGGTTACAATATCCACTGTTGCCAAATGAAAGTCTTTTTGAACTTCCATTACACCATCTTTCAATTGTTTAACCGAACCTAACCCTCTTGTTGAAACGCCAATTTTAACACCTTCATCAAGTAGAGATTTTACAATCTCTCCCATAGGTGTTGATAAGATTTTTGCTTTACCGTAAAAATCATTACCTTCGCGTCTCATTGATGTAATTAAGTGTGAAACTCTGTCACCATTAATTGTTGGACCTTCTGGATGTCCCAGTTCTCCAAGTGCGCGCTTATTTTTGATAAATTCTTCATCGTAGCGCTTCATCTCTTTTTCAAGAGTTTCGCTTGGATATGTTCGTCCATTTCTATTTTTAATGTCACCTTGCATGAAGATACCTTCGATAAAGTGGGACTTAGTTCCGTCCTCTTTAGCCTCGGTAATTACTTCAAGGTTTTCATTTAGTTCTGTAATAAGTTTCATATTATCACCTTAATTAAATATCTTTAATCTATTTATTAACTTATGGTACACCATTAGCGTTTTTATTGTCGTAGAAGTTTTTG